TCTAATGGTGTTGCTCCAGCGATTGAAAATACATCAGTTAATACTTGGTACACGTCTACTTATGTTAGCTCTCCAACATTAATTCCAAGCACGGCATATATTTTATCAAATGTAGGCAAAAATAGTAATGGTGTCTTAAGATATAATGCTGGTGATGCTAACCAAGGTTATGTTGATACAAGTAATAGTTATACTACTCCGAATAATCCTACAGATGCAACAAATAATAACAATAAATACTCCATCTACTGCACCTATGAAGCAGGAGGGGGAGGAGAAACAGCAGTTATCCCCACCCGTCTTTTAATGGGTGTGGGCGGTTGACTTTTTAAAAATACTTTGTTAATGTTAATTTAACCAGACAACTTGGCTGGCGAACTCGGCGAAAACGAAGGCCGGGTATGTTCACATTTTTTTGTGAGCATGCCCGGCTTTTTTGCGTTTATTAATAGTTACTGTCCAAAAGGAACAGAACAGGAGGTCAAAATGGCAGACTTTTTCAAAGATGAACCTCCCCAAGAGGAGGTTGTCGAAGAGGTTGCAGAACCCGAAAAAATTAAGGTAGGGGAGGAGGAATTTACACAGGAGGAACTATCAAGTTTAGTTGGGCTGGGAAAACTCGGAAGGGAAATGGAGGAGAAATACAACACCAAGATTGACCGGGTTTGGCCGGAATATACCAAAACAACCCAAGAGCTTAAGGCCCTAAAAGAAGAAAAGGAAAGACTTGAGGCCGAGAGGGTAAGCCAGAAAGCTAATACTGGGGCAGAGTTAACAGACGAAGAGGTTGCCAAACAGGCAAGAGAACAGGCAAGAAAAATTGGCCTTGCTTTAAGTGAAGATGTTGAAACCAAAGTCTCTCAAAAAGTAATGGAGGTTTTAGCGGCAAGAGATTTGCTAAACGACTGCAAGGACTTTGAGGGTGAACTTAACGGTAAGGACGGCAGGCCAGCATTTAAGACTCAGGAAGTTTTAAAACACATGGACGAAACGGGCATTAAAAACCCCGAAAAGGCATACAAGGATTTATATGAAAAAGAGCTTGACGCTTGGAAAGAGCAACAGATTAAAAAAGCCAAGCCAAGCGGGTTAGTAACCGAAGGAGCATCAGCAGCGGGAGGCAAAGAACCAAGAGAGGTTAAGCCGACAGCGGAAAACTTAGACCAGCTGGTAAGAGATGCCCTAGCGGGTAATATTTGACCTTTGGGTTAATTCTTAAGGTAGAAAGGAGGTGAAAAATATATGGCTATAGTTTTGAGTGATGTAAGCAATGCTTTACAGAAGGTTATCATGCCGTTCATTCAGGACAACTTCCCTAAACAAACCATTTTACTCGACAAAGTAAAAAGGAATAAGGGAGTTACCTTTATGAATGACAACTTCTATGCACCATTAAGAACCGGCAGACATGGCGGAATTGTCGCACTTGCTGACGATGATAATAAATTGGTGACAGGAAAATCGTCAATCGGACAGGCTTCAGTTCCTGTTCGGATTTTGACTGGTACCTTCGATATTTCTAAATTGGCTATTGATGCAACTAAAACAGCAAAGGGTGCAGTGGAAAACCAACTGACCTTCCAGGCTTCAAGTTTGGCATCGGACTTTGCCAGAAGCGTAAACAGGCAATATTATGGTGACGGATCGGGAATTGTGGCGCAAGTCGCTTCTTCCGCCTCCGCAACCGCAGTCAACATTAAGCTTCCGGATACGAGTATTGACGATGGCCATGCTTTGGATAGATATGGCACCGTTAATGGTGACCTTTCTCCTTCCAAATACCTGGCTGCCAATATGTTTGTTGGGGTTGGAACCGCTGGTGCCGCTAAAGGCACTATTTCCTCGATTTCTTCGGGGACCGTAGTTAACTTTACTGGTTCAGTGGCCTCAGTTGCCAACGACTCCATTGGTATTGTCGATGGCTCTCTGGGGGGTTTCGGTACGTCCGAAATCTACGGTCTAGGCCAAGCTTTGTCTTCATCTACCGGTACTTCTTTATATGCAGGAGTTGCTAGAAGTACGACTGGTTGGACACCGCAGTTTGGTTCAACCTCCGAAGCGCTTACCCTTTCGGCAATGGAGGATAAATACCTCGCCGCTAAAGAGTATGCCCAGATGGGAGATCAATATGCGGTTTTCGTTAACAAATCCCTTTATAAGAAATACGCCGACATTTTAACGGCGATGAGAAGGACTGTTAATGAAACCGACCTGTTGGGTGGATGGACAGGGTTAGAGTTTGCGGCAGGTGCAGGTAGAGTAGGAGTTTTCTTGGACTATGATGTTCCGGACGGGGATGTCTTGATTGTCAACTTGGATTCTTTGACCGTGTGTCAGGTTTCTGATCTTGACTGGATGGAATCTCCTAATTCAGGAGCTTTAGTAAGAACAACCGACTACATTACCTATCAGGCAACAATGGTTTGGTTTACCAATCTTTTGTGTCTGTGCCCGGCGGCAAATGGTCGTTTGACTCAGAAGACTGATTGAGTCTAGGGTTTGGCGGCTTTCCTTAGTAAAAAAACCGCCAAATTTAAAAATGAAAATAGGCGAAATAAATCCAAAAGATAAGAAGTTCTGGCCGGATAAACCAGACCCGGGATTCAGCCCAGAACGGAATAAGCAGATAGTTGATAAAACTATTGCTAAATACGAGGCAATGCGAAAAGCCAGACAAAAAGAGTTTGGCGAACAGCTAGGAGAAAGAACAGATGCCATTGCTTCATATTTGGCAGGAGGACAAGGAGCACATAAGGGTAGAAGTTTAGAAAGGTATTTTGGCAGAAGATATTTAGCGCATTTAAGGGGTGAGGACATAGTTAATGAGATTAAAAACAGAATAATGTTTGGTAGTCAAAACGATATTAAAAGAGTAATTGAAACGAAAATAAGTGTCCAGAAAAAGAAAAAATCTAAGGTTTAACAATGATATTCGTCTTAACCTGGACGAACTTTGCCGAGTAGCGGGAATAGAACCAAGACAAAAAATAACAATGAGGAGATATATAGAAAAAAAATTAAAAGGGGGTGAGCGTTAATATGAAACAATTAGTAGGACTTGAAAGATCACAACCATATTTAGCTTTGGGCGGAAAAATTAAACCGACAGAGATGGATGTCATGTGGCAGTATGTCATTATGAAGCCTTCTGTCAGCGACAGCGCTGTAATGAATACTGCAAACGGAACTTCTTTAACAGGAACAGTTACCTTGGCTTATCCTGATTATCCGCGCTCTCTTTGCTATAAGTTTACGGATGCCACCGGAACAACCTGTATTTCAACTGCAACCATTTATGGTAAAGACCAGTTTGGAAATACAATAACCGAGGCAATTGTGCAAACACAAACGGGGACATCGACAACCAACGGAACAGCAGTTTTTGCCTATGTTGGAACGATTACCCTTGGTCACGCAAATGCAGCGGCAGGAGATGCCCATCAAATCGGTTATGCCATTGGAGCGGCAACGGCCACCTTTGGATTACCGTTAAAGTGTGGAACGGCGGCGGATATTAAAAAAGTTACTTGGGTAGACAACGCTGTGGTTACCCCGGGTACAGCAACATTTGTTGCGTCTGTTAATGGGTTAAAGTTTGGAGCAGCTATTTCAGCGGAAGACGATTACATCGTCTTTTACAAGCCAAACTACAGGGTGAACGATGATGAACACTGCAGTATGGCAAGCGAGGCAAGTATTGCTTGAAGTGTTTAGTTAATAAACATTTGCTTGGTTGGAGGTGAGGCCTTTCCGCATTCTCCAACCAGGAAAGGAAGTAAATGAATAATTTAGATAGCACACTGAAAACTAAATCGGAGTTTGAAGGTTTACATTTAGGCACGGCAAAACAGAACGGGGAACAGTTCTGGTATGTAGGGAAAGAAAGTGATTTTAACGACTTAACGAAAGAAATCTTTGAGATTAAGCCATATGACAATTTCTTTACCAAAAAGGATATGGTGATTGTTGATGCGGGGGCATACATGGGAGATACCGCTTATATTTTTAATCCCCACGCCAGCAAGGTGTATTCAATTGAGCCTGACAAAAGAGCTTTCGAGTGTCTTAAGAGAAATATTGAAATTCACAAGCTCGACAAAGTAGTTCCGATAAACAAAGCCCTTTTGGGTAGAACAGGCCCAGCAAGGCTTTATGCTACCGGAAATGAGACTACAGGAGCCTGCACGATACCTTTTAGAGCCGGTTCCCTTGGTTGGGATGTTGAGGGAATTGCCTTTGATGACTTGTGTGAACAAAACAATATAGACCACATTGATTTGCTAAAAATGGACACAGAGGGGTCTGAGTATGGCGTTTTTCGGTCAGAAGGCTTTGCTAAAATGGCGGACAAGATAGACACAATTGTTTTGGAAGCCCATCCGTTTTTTATACCCCTTGGGGAAGGCGGGACGGTCTGGGAAATTCCCTATTTATTAAGTAAGTTTGGTTTTATAACCAAAATCCAGAAACAGAAGCTTGCTTACTTTGTAAAAATGACTTTTGCGGACGGAAGACAGGGGATGTTGCAAATGTACATATTTGTGGCTAAAAGGAGGTGGGAATGAAAAAAGCAGTTTTTTATTCAATAGCGGATGAGAAAAATATCGGTTATGCCAAAAAGATGCACAACTCGCTTGTAAAATTTCATCCCGATATTCCCCATATAATTTTTACCGAAAAAGACTTTGGCTGGATTGAAGACCCGAAAAAGTTTTATCGGATGTATGCAATTTTCGGAGAAAAACTATCAAAAGAATATGAACTGGTGATGCAGATTGATGCAGATAGTATCGTTTGTGGGGACTTAGACCATATTATCAACGATGACAGCTATGAGGTTGGGTGTGTTCTAAATAACAACACCATTGATCCTCGGCTTTCAGTTTTTCTTGTGCCCGCCGAGTATTACGTTAATGCCGGTTTTCTGGCTGTTAGAAGTCAAAGATTTTGGAGTTGGTGGGCAAAGTTAAACTACACGCCATATTTTGATTCCATGCAGTTTGTGGAACAGGATATGTTGAATTTAATTGTCCATTTTGGAGATTTAAAAACCAAAGTATTTGATATGTCTGACAAATGGCACGGCCTTATCAGTAAAGGATTATGGAATAGGTTTGAATTAAGGGGGGACGACATTGTTCTTCCGGCAACTGATGAGGTTTGCAAAGAAGACAAAACCATAAAAATAATCCATTGGGCGGGAGGAAATGTACCTAAATTTAACTTTAGAATTTCCTTCAAGCCAGAAGTTGTTAATAGACTGGAATATTTAACAGGAGAGGCAAAATGAAAGAAGAAAAAGATAGAAGGTTAAGAATTTTCTGGAGCAGCAACGCTCCTTGGACAACCTCGGGTTATGGAGTCCAGACTGGTGAGTTATTAAGCCGGTTTGTTAAAGATGGCTGGCAAGTGGCCTGTGGGTGTTTTTACGGCCTCGAGGGGGCAGAAATAAACTATCAGGGGATACATTGTTACCCTAAAATGGCGGCAATGTATGGCGATGATGCCTGTGTTTATCACGCTCAGGACTATAAGGCAGATGTAACTTTTACTTTTCAAAACATCTGGCCGATGGATTCCCAGTTTTTTCCGAGAATGAAAAACTGGATACCATATATTCCTGTTGAACACTACCCTCTTGAACAGGCAAGTTATGAAAGATTAAAAATGGCCTACAGAATATTATCTTTTTCCAAGTTTGGGCAGAAGGCAATTGAGGAGGCCGGACTGTTTAGCACTTTGATAGAAGAAGCGGTGGATACGGAGATTTTCAAGCCAATGGACAAAATCGAGTCCAGAAAACAGCTTGGTATTCCCGAAGATGTTTTTCTGTTTGGAATGGTGGCGGCCAATAAAGATAACCCGCCCAGAAAGTCATTCCAGCATGCTTTAGACGCTTTAAAAAAACTGAAAGACAACCATCCAGAAAAACGGATTGGAATTTTCTTTCAAACGCTTTTACAGCAACAGGGAGGCTTTCCAATTCATGAATACGCAAGGCATTTAAAAATCGAAGGGGATATTTGGTTTCCGCCTCCATATCAGATGATGTACAAATCACCCCATCCGGTAGTGGCAAGAATTATGAATACTTTTGACTGTTTGATAAACGCTTCTGCTGGCGAAGGGTTTGGACTTCCAATTGTTGAAGCCCAAAGTTGCGGAGTGCCGGTAATAGTAAACGATTGGACAAGTATGCCCGAACTGGTAGTTGAAGGAGAAACAGGTTTAATTTGCAAGCACGGATTTGAAAGATGGGCCCCAATAGGCGGATACTCCGCAGAACCCGATTTAGATAGTTTATACGATTGCATGGAAAGGATGTACTCTTCTGGCAGGGAAAAGATGTCAGACGCGTGCAGGGGGCACATATTAAAAAATTACGATATGGACACTCGTGTCAGGGAACAATGGATTCCGTTCCTTGAAGAGATACAAAAAGACATATTGAAGTAAGGAGGTGGTCAGTTTATGGCAATGACAAAAAAATCAAGCCAAGACCATTTAGCAGCGTCTTTTGGACAAATTGACGAAGCAATAAGGTCAAGAACAGGCAATGATGTTTTACTGGTCGGTGGAGTCATGGAGGGAACAGCCACGGCAGTCGAACATGGTGATGCGGCAATGATGCATTTTGATGCTAACCAGAATTTAATGGTTAATGTTGTTGAGGGCGAAATTGTTGCCTCACTAGGAACAGTTGGGGTTGTTGAGGCAGGAACTATAACCAAAGTTTCTTCTGTCGCCAATGTTGTAACCGGAACGGTGGCCGTAGTTAGTTCGGTTGCCAATTTAGTAACTGGAACAGTAGCCAGAGTTACCGAAGTGGCTAATTTAGCAGCGGGAACAATCTCTGTCTTAAATGATGGAACAGTTGCTTCAAATCAAGTTTCTGTAACAAGAGGAACAGTAACAATTGCGTCCAGCGACAGCAATGCTGCGGGGACAACAACTGTAGAGATAAATGGCCTTATGAGGGGATTGACCTTTGTTACTCCCGACATGGAGGACACGGACTCAACAGATTTGTCTCTATACGATTCTTATGGTTATCTGATTCATTCATCTGGAACAGTAGCAGAACTCGGAACAACAATTGTTTATTTTGGGGGAACGGCATTAGACAGACCGCTTTTTGGAACAACTACAGTTATAGCAACGGCTGAGGGAACACAAAGTGCAGCAAGAGATGTTGTTTTTACAATCAAGGCAACCAGATGATTAGAGTAAGAGACATTAAACCAAGTTTGGAAGTGAAAAATGTTAGACCAAATATGAGTGTTGGTAATACAAAACCAAACTTGGGAGTAGTTTCTGACATTAAACCAAATATGTCGGTTTCTGAAACAAAACCCAGAATGTCAACAATTAATGGGGAAACAGAAGTTTATTACGACTATGAAATACCGAGAATAAACAAGTTGTATTACAGCCATGACTTGTATCTTAAAAACCAGTTATATTACATACCTTACAGAAAGGTAAGAAGCTAATGGCAAACACGGGAACAACAGCATATCCAGCCGCACTTGATGATTTTACCAATGTCGGAACGGCGACTTATGAAGATGACGCAGGTTTTGGACATACTGATTTGCACAATCAAGCCCATGAGGCAATTGAGGCGATTGAGTCGGTTATGGGGACTACGGCAGGAACTTCAGTTTTAAAAAATGTTTCAGCGGGGCAGTTTGTAGCGACAACTGGTGATATTCCGGTTAAAGCAAGCGGGGCAGAAATTGATACTGGGACCGATGATGCCAAGTTTGTTACCGCCAAGGCGATTACGGACAGCAAGATTACTCAGAATGACAAAGAGCAGACGCTCACAAACAAGACTCTGACCAATCCTACGATTAACTTCACCGACAAGGCTTCGAATGTCAACGTCAAGGCTAGTGCCTATCGCAACGCCGCCCTAAACATAAACGACCAAACGTGGACAGAGGTTGTCTGTGACGCTGAGCTTTACGATGTGGGAGAAGACTTCAATGTGGCAAACGGTCGTTTTACCGCTCCGGTGGCAGGATACTATCTCGTGTCAGCTTATCTGTCTCTACAGGCGCCAGGCGACCAGAAAAGGATCATCCTCGGAATCAGCAAAGATGGAAGCAATGACCCTGCCTACCGTGCATATACGACTGCAAGTGGGACGAACGACCACGGATTAGTGCTATCTAGAATTCTCTACCTGACGGTTGGACAGACCGTCTCTCTCTGGGTTTGGCACAATGCCGGAGGTGCAAAAGGGCTCAACACCGGCGACTCAGGCAGATATACCGGAATCGACGTACACCTGCTCTCGGTCTAGTATCAGGTCGATGGTCGTTTCGTATCTTTTGTGAGAAGAAGATATAAAAAAGCAAAAAAGATATGAACAACGGAGACAAAGTAACTAACTAACATAACCAAGGAGAATTAAATGCTAATTAAATGCGAAAACAATTTACCGGATAACTCTTTAAAAACTTATCTCGCTTACCCTGAAGTAGCGGGAACGGGGGTTTTAAGGTGGAAAAGCTATAACGGGTTTTCTGCTTCTTGGGGATTACAAATCGGAAATACGGGCGAGGAAAAAAGCGAGATTGTTCTTTTGGGGACAGCGGCGGTTACGGGAACGGCGGGAACTTTAACTGCCAATACCCGTTTTGACCACCCGGCCGATACCCCAATTTACGGAATTATCTATAATCAGGTGGTTTTTGAACGCTCAACTGATGGTACGGCGGGAACAGCCGCTCCAATAACAGACGGAACGGTTACCATTACTCCAGACAGTCAATTCACGATTTTCAATGATACTTCCGGCTCGGCTTCTTATGCCTATAAAACATATTTCAGGAATTCTGTTTTAAACCAGACGACCACTGAGTCCGACTGGCAAACTTCGGCAGGTTTTAAGATGTATTCCTTGGGAAGTATCAGAGAGAGGATTAAGAGCAAACTGCCAAAAGCAGACTTTGTTACAGACAGCGAAATTGATGGATGGGTCAACGAATGGTTAGAGGCGATGACTAACGGAGCCATTGATGTTAATGAAGATTACGCCATTGGAACGACAGAGATTGCTTTCTCGGGTACAGCCCAAGAGGGAACAATAACTGCTGAGGATTTTAAACAAGTAAGAAGGGCTTGGTACACGGAAAATGGGACGGACGCATATCAAATGACCAAACAGGAAATGACCGGCTTTTATCCCAATGAGGTTTTTAACGAAAGCCATCCTTACTATTATATGAAAGGGGACAACATAATCGGCAGAAATCCCCACACCAGCACAGGAACAATCCAGCTTGCTTATTACAAGCTAAATCCGATTCTTGATAGCGATGGCGATTCATTACCTGTACCCATGAGGGGATATAGCACTTCTTTCGTTAAATGGGGGCTGGCTCAAGCAAAAAGGAAAGACAATAAGGAGCAGGAGGCGGTTCAAATGGAGCAGGACTGCCGTGTTGATTTGGATAGATTCAAAAAAGAACTAACCCCGAGAAATAAATCAGGGCCGACATATATTGATGTAGTTGAAGAATTTGGAGAAGGAGAAGAACCCTTTTTCTGGTAAAGGTTTCTTTAATAAATGATTTATCGGTGTCTAAATCTAGGTTCATTAAACCTAAAAGTATCCCCATTTCTCCATAAAGATGGGGACTTGCTTCGTTGTGTTAATTTTGAGAAAGACCAGGTGGGGGCTTTAAAGAAAAGGCCTGGTTATGTAACCTATCTAGGCACGGCTAACGGAAGCACTCCCTTAGATTTGTTTACCTGGCAAAAAGATGACGGAACAACTTTTTATAATTACCGTAATTCCGGCGGCCTTTTATACTACTCTGCTCAAGGAACAAGCGAGTGGACGCTTTGTGGAAATGGGACTGTAACAGCAGATAAGCATATTGGCCACGCCGTCCTCGAAAATACATTGATTGTAGGGCAGGCTGGTGGCACTACAAGGCACACAACCAGCGGAACTGCCTTTACTGATACAACATCAGCCCCGGCAGAAGAATTTTTGGTTTCTAAATATAACAGGATTTGGGCAGGAGGGACTTCTTCTAACTGGTATTATTCTACCGCTGGAACTCCTACCGACTGGACTTCGGATTCTTCGTCAATCAAAATCCCAGGGGCGGGTAAGGTTCATGGTGGATTTGTGGCTAACGACAAGATAGTAGTACCAAAAAATTCGGGCATGATGTTTACCTATGACGATTACAATTTAAGACAGGTTCCAACAGATATGGGGCCGTCTTCTCCCTATTCTTTGGCACAGAGAGAGGATTACTGGTTTTCTTTAAACAGGTTAGGGTTTTTTGGCTATTCTGGAGATAGGCCGAAAATCATCTCAAACCCGATTGAAAAACAAGTTTATAATGACGCTGATACAGGAATAGCGGGAACTTCCTTTGATTCTGCTCCTGGAGGGATTTATAGGTACGATTATTTTTGTGCTGTAGGTTCAGTAACGGATGATTTTACCAACGAAACTGTATCAAACTGTATCGAAAAGTATGATTATCAACTAGACGAATGGTCTAACTATTCTTTTTCAAACTTTCCGACCGCCTTTAATACTTATAAAGACGCAAACGGGGATGAAAAGTTTATCTTTGGGGCTTCTGGCGGGCAATGTTATACTTTCGGAGGCACGGCCTTGTCCGATAACGGAAACCCAATCGAATCAATAGCGGAAGGGTTTTTACACTTTGGAGAGCCTGAAATAGATAAATATTTTACCGAATTGTGGGCTTTTTCTTCCCCTGGGTGCCAGGCAACACTCCAGATAGCTATTTCCGATACCTTTAACCGAAATTCCCTAAATTGGCAAAACGTAGGAAGTTTGTCAAGCGGATGCAAACACTTTGGTTTTCCGCCTCAATCAAGGGGTAAATTTTTGTTCTACAGGATACATGAATTTTCCAAAGACTCAAGATTTACCTTTTATGGATTTGCGGTTAATTTGGAAGGAATAGGAGCAAGAAGATGAAATCATACGAAGATATTGGCCTTGACAGCAGTTTAAGAAAGATAGGGGGCATAGCCTCAGAAGAAAGAAGGAATGTTAGTGCTTATGACTTTGGTGTAAATTACCAATTGCCAACTGGGGGATTAAGCTATACCCAACTTAACCCCGCCTCGAGGCCACATTCGGCAATAGTTACTCTAAGCAAAAAACAGGGAAGTTTCGACAATATTCAAGCGGCGATTAATCATGTAAATAGTTTAGGCGGCGGGACTGTCTTTATTAAGGCCGGAATTTATGTTTTATCTTCTGATTTAACACT